AGGAAAGGAGGAACCGAAATGAAACTCCAAGAAGCCCTGCGCCTACTCGACATCGTAACCGATGTAAACGGACAATATAGTAAAGAAGAACGAATGCGTGCCGCCATGAGATTGGAAGAGCTGTTACGTTTGTTACTCCCAGAGGAATGATTATATTTGCGATATGTTGACGTTCGTTATCATATTAGGTTTTGTCATGCTGATCGGGGCCTCGATTAATGAGGCTAAACGCAGTGGAAATACAACGGCAAAGGTTATAGCTACTGTACTGATCTTCTTTTTCCTTTTCTTTTTACTATCCTTAGTTTAAAGATATGTCCTTTAAAAGCTCCCTTCGGGGGGCTTTTTTTGTGTCTATAAATTGGATGTTATGGACATATACAATCACTTTGAGTATTCGGAATGGATCGCTAGGCATCTAGCCGCTATCGGTCATACGGACGGGGAATGTCATTTCCTCCGTAGTGACGAGGTAGAGGAAATCTCCGATCTGGAAGAACGTATCTCCTCTATCCGGGATCATGTATTAGTCGCCATCGATGGGCTTAACTCGGATTTTTCTTGGCTTAACAATGATAACCTCGTAAATGTCCCACAATATTTTATCGCCCTATTAAAGCAATGCGAGGCCGGGGATATCGACGGGATTCACTTTGCGAAAGCGGAATGCAAGGATCTTCTCATGCAGATCGTCTGCCGGATGATGCTCGACTGGAACGAGGAACGTAACGGGCTTCAGTTCCTAGAGCTAAACAGCATGACCTTTCGGGGCATTGGTCCCATGGGAGATAATTTCTATGGGGTGATGTTAGGCTTCAATCTAAGAAAGCCTATCCCCTTCTCTATCGACAAATCAATGTGGGTATGATATGGGAGTCATGAAAAGATTGAGCGAGCAGATGCGCACACCTAAACGCAGGAACTCCCTAATCGGAGCGAGGGAAGGATTACCCTTCGAGATCTCGCTAGAGTCAACCAGCCGGATCGCCCGGTATGAACGTAGGCAGGATAAGGAGAAATTGAGACAATTCAATTCTGAGGTAAAGGAATGGATGGGTTACGTGATCCAAGACTTAAAAGGGAATATCGCCTTGCTTGTCCAGAAAGATGAGTTCCTATCGGACTCCCTAGAACCCAGAATTTACAAAAGTAAAGGAGAGACCGAACGAGTGGGATTCAGTTTCGCCCGTGAAGGTATCTATATCCATAAGGGAGCCGGACGGGGCCAAGGTGGTTTCCGGGGCGGCTCTAAATGGACGGACAAATACGGGAAGCTGAAAAAGACCAACCCGGATTCTTTCTACCTGATGGGAACCGGCAACCGCCACCCGATCCGTTGGTTCGATCCCATCATCGAAAAGAATCTTCCCAAACTGGCAGACATCGTAGCGGACTACGCCGCCGATATGCAAATCGACGCATCACGAATTTTCATAGATAAAGATTAGGATATGGCAGGAGATTTAAACAGGAGCATCAAGATATACTTGGATAACTCCGACGCAATGACTAGCGCATCGGAGTTAGAGACGAAAATCGGGGAACTGGAGAAAAAGCTACTTGATCTCCGGACGGCCGGAGAAGGCAATAGTAAGGCGGCAAAGAAAATAGAACGTGAGTTGACTGCCCAAACCCAGAAGATGCAAAAGTATAAGCAAGAGGTCGCTGATACGGAAAGAGTATTGAAGAACCTAAGTGGAGCTACTTATAATGACTTAATAAAGACAAAGAATAAAATTTCAACGGAGCTGAAAAAAGTAACTCGTGGTACCGCTGAATATAACACTAAGTTAGAAATGCTGAAACGCATCTCCAAAGAAACCGCACTAGCCCAACAAGAGATGCGTGTAGAGATCGGTTGCCAAGCCTCGGTCTGGGGACGTGCCACAGATTTCGTAAATAAATATATGGGAATCATTGGTACCGCAGTGGCAGCCATTACGGGTATTACTCTTACTTTCAACAAATTCCGTGAAGCCCGCAATAAACTGGAAGAAAGCAAGGCCGATGTAAAAGCTCTTACAGGCCTAGATGATGAAAGTATAGAGTGGCTTACAGATCAAGCAAAACGTCTTTCCACTACAGTTACCGAAGAAGGTATCCGCATACGCCAATCCGCTGATGAGATACTGGAAGCTTATAAATTAGTAGGTTCCGCTAAACCCGAATTGCTAGCAAATAAAGAGGCTTTAGCAGAAGTGACGGAGCAAACGCTCATCCTCGCCTCTGCCAGTGGCATGAAACTTACAGATGCGGTAGATGCCGTCACCTTGGCATTAAACCAATATGGGGATGGAGCTGATCAAGCCGCTCGATATGTAAATGTACTTGCCGCCGGAAGTAAATTCGGTGCGGCAGCCGTAGAGAGCCAAACCAAGGCTATAAAGACAAGTGGTGTCGCAGCCGCTTCCGCAAAGATCCCGATCGAACAACTGGTTGGAACCATAGAGACTCTGGGAGAGAAAGGTATCAAGGACGAGATCGCCGGTACTGGACTCAAAAAGTTTTTCCTTACCCTGCAAACAGGAGCTGACGAGACTAACCCCAAAATAGTCGGGCTAAGTACGGCTCTGGAAAATCTCCGCAAAAAACAAATGGACGCTACCGCTATCAAAAAAATGTTCGGGGAAGAAGGTTACAATGTTGCCTCTGTCCTTATCAATGAAGCGGATAAGGTAGAATATTATACGAAAGCCATAACCGGCACATCCGTCGCTTTAGAGCAGGCCACGATAAAAAGCCAATCCGCCACGGCTAAAATGCAACAAGCAAAAAACAAACTTAACGATCTTGGCATTGAGTTAATGGAGAAGATCAATCCATCCATTATCAGCGTAATGAATCAAACCGTGAACTGGACTAAAAAACTAGTTCTGATGGCTGATTGGATCAGTAAAAATACAGGGCTGGTTATTACCTTAATATCGACATTAACTTTGTATACAGCCGCTATCAAGCTAAACACTTACTGGAAGATTGCGTCAAATGGAGCTACTCTAAAAGCTACAATTATAGAAAAAGCTCATTTAGTTGCGACCCGTTCTTCCATAGCCGCAGAATATGCATTAGCGGCAGCATCAGCTCTCAAGGCTAGAAATATCAAAGCTGCGACTATGGCTATGCGCAGTTTCTTAGTGACTCTGGGTCTCAATCCCATTATTGCGGCAGGTGTGGCAATTACGGCTTTAGCTGTAGGCATTTACAAAATATGGGATAATTCAACAAAAAGTGCCCGGGCTTTAAAAGAGATGAACAAGGAAATCTCCACAGAACGGGCAGAAGCTTATACCCTATTTGACGCTCTCCAACGAAGCAACGCCGGAACAAAGCAACGAAAAGAATTAATCGATGAGATCAATTCTCGATATGGAAAATATCTTGAAAACCAACTAACAGAACAAAGTACAACCGAGGATATCGCAAAAGCTTTAGAAATAGTTAATGAAAAGTTGCATGAAAACATAGTTTTAAAAACCATGCAGAAAGAGAAGGAGGATATAACGACCACCGCCTTAAATAAACAAATTGATTTGATGGATCAAATGAGGGAAAAATCAAATCTGGGACAATTCGTTACCGACGCTATGCTTCGAGACGTAAAACGTATAACAGATGAAGGGATAAAGAACGGACGCTCATGGACAAAAACATATGATGATGTCATCTCTTACATTGACTACTACTATGGGGCCAGAGGTAAAGTCGATAAGGATTTCTGGGGAAGTTTACAGAGCTATATGACACAAACTTACCAATTAGCATCCAACCTCGATAAGATATCTCAGAAATACTCTCCTCTTCTGCCTAAAAAAACTGCAAACGAGTTGCCAGAAGTAGAAGTTATTGCCCCTAAAATAAAAAAAACGGATATAACCCCGGGACTGTCAGCGGAGCAAGAGAAAAAAATCACAGACGCAAAGCTGAAAGAGGTTGATCGTTATATCGCAACCAAGAAACTAAAATTGACACAAGATTATACCGAGGGCTTAAGATTATATGATGATTATCAAACAAAACTTCAAGCTTTAGAACTCGAAAAATTAAATAAACAATTAGCTATCTATAAAATAGGCAGTGACGAAAGAAAGAAAATAGAGCAATTAATACTAGATTATAAGATCAAATTATTAGACAAAGGGTATCAAGCCTATCTGGAAAATCTCCAAAAAGAAAAAGACATCAACAAAAAGAAGGAAAAACAGACAAAAGAACACTATGACAAATTGAATGAGTTGTTACAAGGATTCGTTAAAAAGGAAATGGACGAAAAAGAGAAGGCTAGAGAAGAAGAGGAAGAAAAGAAAAAAAAGCAATTCAACATAATGAAAGATTTTGGTAGTGAAGCAGGAATGATATTAGGTCAAGCTTTAACAGATACCGAAACGACATTTGCTGATGCTATGCATAATATTCTTCTTCTTACCTTAGATACATTAAGACAGATTGCAGTAATGGCTATCGCTGAAAGAACCATTAAAGATATAGGTAGCTTAGGTTTTCTAGGATTGGCAAAAGCAGCAGGTGAAATCGCACTTATTAACGTCGCTTTCGGTGCCTTGAAAGGTCTTATCAAGAAACCTAGTACATCTACCGCAAATGCAGGTCTTAATGACAGCACTACGCCGCAAACCGGACAACGGGTTGTATCAGACTCCACCGGTTGGTACAACGGAGGATTCACCGGCAACGGTGGTATACTTGAAGTGGCTGGTTCCGTACATCGAGAAGAATACGTTACACCGGCATGGCAATTACAAGATCCGATTTCCATGAACCATATCCTAGCCTTGGATGCCATCCGAAGACAAAGAACAAGCACAAATCCTCTTCCCGTCAACGGATTCGCCAACGGTGGATACAATGGACGCTCGGATGAAGAAAATGTAATGGTTTCAAGTAATAATCCGGAATTACTCAAAGTACTCACACAGCTACTTATGCTATTTTCCGAACTAAGAGCAAAAGGCATGAGGGCCTATATCGTTTATAGCGATATCGAGGCCGCCCAGAAGACATTGGACAAATCCAAAAAGATAGGAGGTAAATAAAATGGACATCATTCACGAATCCGGCAAGGCTTACGACCTAGGAGACATCCAATTGACCTTATCCCGGATGAACCCGTTCTTTAACGATTACGGAGAGCAGAGCTTACCGGTAACACTCCCTCCCACGGACAGGAATAGGGAACTACTCATCTATCCGGATAACATGGCCGGGATCAGCAAGGCCTCGCAGCGGATCAACGCCATGATCCAGCACGGGGTATTCTCCATCCCCTGCCGTCAAGCCATCCTGTCGGCGAACCGGAAGAGCGGGATCGAGACCAGTTTTTACTTAAATACCGGAGCGTTCTACGAGAAGATCAAGGATGTACCGTTATCCACGGTCTTTGAGGACAAGGTTATCAAGTTCGCGTCTGTCAGCGAGGCGATATCCTTCTGCCGGAACCTGTTCATTACACATGACGACCGATTCGCCTTGTTCCCGGCCATCCTAGAGTCCGGTTCTTTAAACGCCACCGGTGATCCGGGACCGGACGGATATCCCCGTCTTTACAACGACGTGGAGCGGACGGAGGTAGTCGATGAGAAAACGATCCGGTTGGCTCCGGGATTCTACATATCCCCCTTCATCCGTGGATTGCATCTATTGGAGGAGATATTCGCCTATCTCGGCTACACCTTGGAGGACTCCTTCTTTTCCCGCACCACCCCATTCAAGGACATGGTCTTTCTGAACAACACGATCGATACGATCGTAAGGGGTGAGATCCGATACTCCCAGATCGTCCCGGACTGCATGATCAAGACGATACTGGACGTATACCGATATAAATTCTGCTGCGAGTTCATCCCGGACGAGACCCGCAAGACCATCCGTATCGTGCTATTCGATGAGAACCTTAACGAGACACCCTCCTGCGACCTCACGGATTGCGTAGCCGGTAAATACACAGTCAACCATCCCTCGAGCTTCAAGCAGTTAAAGCTTACCTGTGACCGGCTCACTCCACCGGAAGAGAAACAGGAGAGCGAGCGCCCGATGCCAACGACGGGAAGAGCCACGGGAAACGAGAACGAGGAGTTCAGTACCTTGGTAGACCTATTAAAGAAATACCCGGACGTGGAGTATAACCAGATATCGGGTGAGTTTGTCCGGAGAGGTTACAAGGGGATCACGCCGGTCACGCAACGGATCGGTCTGGTCACGATGGATTATTACGCCGGCGGGACACTGGAGACGGAGAGCAAGGAATCCCCGGACGTGCTACCGGCGATGGTCTATACACCTGCTTTTGGCAGCGGAGGAGCCGGGGCCATCCCGCATCTCGGGATTTATATAGGGACCGGAAGATCGTTGAACTCCTCCATCATCATGGATTCCGTGAATGACTCCACGTCTGAGGTGGTAGGCGAGGTGGAAGATAACGAGGAGTTGAAACCCATGCCGGCGTTCGTATTCCATGCCGGGAAACTGGACTACGGGACGATCCTCAATCATGACGCCGAGGGAAACAAGCTCTGGAACTATACGCTCGCCTACCACGGCCCGGACGGGCTTTTCGAACGGTTCTGGCGAAATTACGATTCCCTGCTCCGGAACTCTCTGCTCGAGATAAAAGCGAGCATGCTTCTCAGTGACATCCAAAAGGTATCGCTCTCCGAGTACAGGAAGGTGACGATCGAGGGACAGGAGCTGCTTCCCTCCGCCATACAATATAGCCCGGGTTCTCGGGAACCCTTGGAATCCACGTTCCTTACCACGAGGCTTTACGAGCCGGTATCCACGGCCATGGCCGAGACGGAGCGGTTCGCCTCCCATGTATCCAAGTATAAATGGAAGGTCAACTACTCCCGGTCCAACGCCAGCGACAGCGTGAAGAGGAGATGGGTGTTCAAGGAGGAACCTACGACCATATACTACGCCCCGCCCAGCGCTTACCAATACGTGCAGGGCGGGAAATACCATCAAGCCACTTATCCCGTGCAATTCTATAGCCGTGGCTCCGCATCCGGGCCGACCGATCCGGAGGACGGTACCCTGACCGTGTGGCTCGAGCCCGTGACCCGGTAACTGTCCTTTATCGGACCATCCGACAGCCATACTTTTGGGGGTAAAATAATCGCAAATGGCAACGATCATAGACAAACCAGACGCTCTGAGCCAGTCCGGGAACATGAGGAAATTTGTATTGGGGGCAAAAGAGGCCGTCTCTTTCATCTTGAAGAAAGGAACGGCCACCTTGCTCGAGCGAAGCTACGAGCCCGGGCCGGACAAGATGGTCACGATCGACGTGAGAGAGGTGGTGGAAAGCCAATTGAGCTATACTTTGGACACGGCCCAAGAGATCTATTCCCAAAATACCATATTCGCAGATTTCACGGCCACGATAGACGGGACCTCCCACTCGTTCCGGGCGATCCGGTGCGGGATAGCGGATCTGGCGGACACGCCGGGAAACTGGTTGAAGTCCCACTTCCTCACGTGGCAGCCCAAGATCAAGGAGGTGACCTATTACTCACCGGAGTGGTTAACCTACTACGCCATATCGGACTGCACGGTAAAGGCCAAGGCCACGTTCCCGGACAAATCTTCGAGCACGACCTCCTTGAAGGGAATGACCGCCGGCGAATGCGTGACACTCAATCTCCAATACGCAATCGTAGCCAAGCTATTCGGGAACAAGTACCCCAGCTATCTCGAGGTTTACGCCGAGGCCGGCGGAGCGAGACTGAGCGTATCGCAATTCTATAAATTCACGGATATCCATTCCGAGGACGAGCAATGGTTCCTTTTCGAGAACAGTCTGGGCGGTATGGACACCTTCCGTGCCCATGGGGTGAACCGTCTGCAGGCGGAGCATGGCCACCTGATAGCGGAACTGGACGAGAACCTGTCCGAGTATGACGTGGAGACCGATCGTAAGTTCGTTAAGAACACGGGATTCCTCGATGATTACTCCCGCCGTTGGTTGCTGGATTTTTTCCCCAGCCGGGCCAAGTATATATACGAGGCGTCCATGATCCGGAGAATAATCGTCACCGAGAGCGACGCCACCTACACCTCCAACGATCTCCCGAGCTCCTATACGTTCACGTACCGACTCTCGGAGATCTCGAGATACCTGAACCTTATCCGTAACGAGAAAGAGCTTCCGGATAATCTAACGGTTCCAAACCTCTCCTCGCCGGATTTTATTTTTCCCCCTCGCTTAGCTGAGCTCCCACGGCAAGAGCTTGGCGAGGGGGTATTATTCCCGGCCTTTGATCCGCATAACCCCAAGGCTTCCGTAGCGACTTTTGGCTCGATACATGATACCATAAGGAACAGTATCATAAAAGAGCTCGGGGACACATGGAGGGCCATCGTCAACGAGGCTGGCGGGTCTGGGGGAACCGGTGACGGCCTTTACCATATAAAATTGGATGACCTGACGGAACCATCCGACGAGAACGGGTTCACGGCCCTAAGAACCTTGAAAGAGATACTGAAACCCATATCCGCCCTCGATGACCGTTACCTACGCAAGGATATCGACGATACGGCGTCGGGCAACATCACGTTCGAGAAGGACATCATCCTTGCCGGCCTTGACTCCTCCATCTACTCAGACCGTGACGCCAACGGCTTCGGTCATGAGAACGGGTTCCGCTTGTTCGCCGACGGCACGATGTGGCTGAAGGACCTGAGGGTGAAGAATGACTCCATGTTCGCCGGTTCCCTATCCTCGCCCATGTTTGCCTCGGGGTTCCCTAACGGGACGGGCTGGATGCTCGCACCGTATATCCGGACCAACGCCGCCGGGATAAACGAGACGAGATACAAGCTGGAGATCGACGATATCGCCGTGCGGGGAACGTTACGGGTCTACGAGTTCATCGTGTCCCAGCTCCTAGGGGAGAATGACAACCGCATCTTCTCCGCGATGATGGAGGTGGACCATTACGACGCAAACTCGGGCAGGATCTACCTCGACACGGACGGGGGACGTTTGTACAACCCGTTCCGGAAAGGTGACATCCTCATGGTCCAGCAGTTCCAAGGCGATCCCACCCTGGAGAACAACTACCAGATGGTGAAACAATACGAGCTGAAGGTGGTGTCGGTGGGCGTAGGCTACCTCTCCGACGGGGAGAACCGTCTGGACTGGCTCACCTTCGAGAACTTCGTGGGCGACCTGTCGCAGGTAACAAAGAGGGATACCTTATGCCGGGTGGACAACCCGGATAACTCCACCCGTAGCGGTATCATCAAGATCACCACGGTGGACGAGTTCGGAACGCCCTACATGGACGTGATCCGGGGGATGAAGACCGACCCTGAGAATTGCGTGAAGGTCCGTATCGGGAACCTGAACGGTCTGGTCACGCCCTATTTCGGAAGATTGGACGGTGACGGGGCGTACGTGGAGAATCTTTACGCCCGTGGAAAGTTCATCCTCTCGGATACGGGAGAGGATGTCAGCACGCTATTCCAGGTGATGAACGGCAAGCTCTCCAGCGAGATGTCATCCATCCGGCACGAGATAGCGGAGAAGGACAACTATCTCACCAACTCGTCCTTCTCGGAGGATATCGTCGGATGGGAGCCGGGCAATGACGTGTCGTTATTCACCGTCAGCGAGCGTTACATCCCGGTGAACGACTCCCTTTACTCGGAGAAAGACCGGATAACAGGTATCGTGCGGGTGTTGAACAGGCTCGCCCTCTGCATCAAGAACTCCACGATCAGGCAGTTGAACGCCAACCTGTCACGCAGGCCGGAAGGGTTGGTGGAGATGCCGGACGGGACCACGAAATGGCCCACGTTCTATATATCGTTCATGTGCAAGGTCAAGACGACCGGTACGCTCACCATAGGTTTTCCCGGGCAGGACCTGTACGAGACCAAGGCGATGACGCCTACCGACGCGTTCGCACAGGAGGAGTTTATCGGGGAATGGGACGGGACGGGTGATTTTACCATCTCCCATACCGGGGAGATATTCATCTATAACCTGCTGCTCACGAGCCGGCCGCTGGACGATTTCCGGGTGGAGATGTCAACCAAGCTGGAGCAGACGAACGAGCGTGTGGGAATGTACGCCAACAAAGTGGATAACCTGAGGGGTACGGTGACGGACATGGGGCTGGTGCTCGACAACACGAACGGTACCCTGTCCGCCTACGTGACGAAGACGGACAACAACAGCAAGACGATCACGGACCTCGGCCTACGGATAGACGGGATCAATGACAGCCTGTACCTGTACGCCACTAGCTCGGAGCTCTCCGGCCTCAGAAACGATCTCTCCGCCTCGATTGAGGTGAACGCGAGGAGCATCACGCAAAAGGTGTCGACCACGGACTATAACGGGGACACGGTGGTCTCCATGATCAACCAGACGGCCAGCACGGTCACGATCAAGGGCAACAAGATAGACCTGAACGGCGTACTCATCGACCATAACGGGAAGATCTACGCCAGCCTGATAGACGCAGACAGCATCACCTCGAATATCGTCAAGATAGGAAATTTCGTGTGGGGAGGGAGCGCCTTGGCCGGGACCCCCGGGACCACGTTGATCATCAGCGGGGCAGCGACAATCGGTTTCTCGAACGGATACGCCGCCCAATTCGGGGGAAAGGTCTATATCGACGGGGCGTTATCCTGCAGCTCCATAACGGCCTCCGGGTACGGGAATATCCATTGCGACACGCTAAGCAGCGTCGGGAACGTGTGGTCATCCGGCGATTATTACTGCCGGGGACACCAAGGAGTCTCTTTCGGAACGGACGTGGACCTTGATAAAATACGGTTGAGAGTGGTCGGCGGCATCATCGTCGGCTACCAGAACGAGTGAACCATCATTTAAAACATACGATCATGAGAAAGGAACTAACGATTTTGACAAAGGTCACCAAGGAGGTGACAGGCAGCCTGCCCGGCGGGGAGACGGTAAGGTACTCCGGGGCGTACGAGCCCGGCAAGGGGCTTGGCTCCATATATGCCGCCGTCACGAGAGAGGGCAGGCAGGTACTTACCATCAACCACCAACGCAAGGGGCAGGTCGGTTATAATTTCTCCGCGGGGGATGATTTCAAGACCATGGAGACCGTCATAGGCGAGGTATTGTCGGATATCGATGACCTCTATGACGAGGCGGGCTCGGAGAGCGTGAGGTTTACCGTCGAGAACGGGATCATAACAGGGGTTTCTAACGATTAAAGAATTAACAGTCATGGCAAAAGTGGATTTCAAGAATTTAAGGGTACAGGCGACGATCGAGGGCGATCCCATCATCGTTGACACCCGCAAGGAGCTGGGCAACCTCGTATGGGGGGCGGCCCGTGACATAGCCGTCTCCGATTTTGGCAAGGAGATATATTTCAGTGACGGACCGACCGAGGTCGGCGAGGAGACCGCCAAGGAGATACTGTCGATCCTCGACATGTCCAGCGCCTCCGCGCTCCTGAGACGCGCGCTGATCGAGGCGCTGACGCCCAAGAGACTTCCGGCTAAAAAGGGGAAGTGAGCGCATGGATTTGTCTAACCAGTCAATCGAATAACGAAATGGCATACTCAACCGATGACATCAAGGCGCTCGCCGCCATATTGAAACCCATTATCAAGTCGGCCCTGGAATCCGGATCGACAGGGGTCGGAGACCTGGAGGTGGTGACATCCCTCGATAGCGTATACTCCCTCCCGGCCCTTCGCATGCCGGGAGGGATACATGACGTGGTGGAGGCCCCCCTGTCCTTGCTGCGGGTCAATCTTCGCGTGACGACGACACACGTACAATGGAAACTGGGTAATGGAGAGTGGAAGGACCTGCTCGCCCTGTCCGAGCTGAAGGTGGTCTTCCGGCGTACGGAGAAGCACCTCCAATGGAAGGTTGGCGCCGGGTCATGGGAGGATATCGTCGAGCTGGAGAGCCTCAAGGGGGAGAAAGGCGACCGGGGGGACGCTTTCCGGTACGAGGACTTCACCCTTGAGCAATTGATGGGCCTGAAGGGTGACAAGGGAGACAAGGGGGATAACCTTGAGTACAGGTTGCTGGACAGCTTCCCTTCCCTGGAGGCCCTGAGAGCGGCGTATCCAACGGGGACCGGACAGGACGGTTTCTTCATCGCCGGTGACGGGATGTACGTATGGGACCCGAAGGACGTGGCATACAAGGAGATCAAGCTGGAGGTGGACAAGGTATTCACCTCGGAGATATTCAGGGAGGTGACACCCTCCGGCGACCGTATCGCCATCGACTTCCTGAAGGCCCCTTACGCCAAGGTGGCGCTCGGACAGGACACCCTCATATATAACCTGGAGATACAGAACACGAGGGAGGGATCATGCGGGAAGGTCATGATCTACCAGAGCGGCCTCCGGCAGATCGTGCTGAGCAACACGATGAGAGGCACCATAGACCTGCCGCTCAATAGCGATACGATAGCTATACTGAATTACAACCGTGTCGGGGAATATATCTATATCCACACGAGCACCATCATCGGGGACAAGACCTATCCCGGCCCGCAAAAGATCAAGGACTTCCATGTGGTCTACTCGGACAGCTCCTCCTGCACGGTGCAATGGACCGCCCCTTACGCGAATAACATCTACGACAGGGGAACCGAATACGACATGCGATACGCCAACGACCTCGTGGACGCCGACGACCCGAAAGTGTGGGCGGGACTCCGCAAGGTCCCGGCCATCCCGACGCCCGAGAATCCCGGGACGCTGCAGAGAACGACGATATCGGGTCTCGTCCCTAACAGGGAGTATTACGTATACCTGAAAACCATCAAGGTGAATTTCGGGGTGGAATACATATCCGGGGCCTCGGATCCCGTGTACTTCCGCACGGTCGGCAGCGAGGACATGACGAGGGCCTACCGTATCAACCTGACGGAAAGGAACATCATCCCCCAGCTCAGGAATTATCTCACCGACACGGACGGGACCGTCTGCTCGGTAGGCAGGATGGTGGACGAGACCGAGAGGAACGTCTTCCTCGATGACGGGTACCCGGACATGACGAACAAGGGCTACTCGACCTTCTGGTACCAGTACAAGTACAGCCGGGACACCTCGCCTTTCGACATCGTCATAGACCTGTTCTCCGCCTACGTCATAGACAAGATGTTCGTATATACGTCATCCCGGAACAAATTCTCCGTCTACGGCATGAGGGACATGGGCTACGACTGGGAGCGTGTCGGCGAGATCAGGATCGAGTACAACGCTTGGGCGGCATTGGATTTCAGGTCCTGTCAATGCAGGTATATCAAGCTGTCTTGGGATCTCATGGATTTCGGATCGAACTCCAAGCTCCCCGTCATGGGCGAGGGGGCCGAGGGATTCCCGGAACCGGAGTACAACGGGACACTGGAGAGCGTGAGGAACCTGCTGCTTTACGGCCGTCCGGCCTCGACCCGGCCGGAGGGGATCATGTCCCCCCTGCGCCGCTCCACGACCCGCAAGACCGTGGACCAGTTCCTCTGCACGAACGGGCACGCCTACCAGCAAGGGCGCATCCATAGCATGTGCTCCGGCGAGAGGTCCCGCATGTACATCTCCCTCGGCCATTTCGCCGCCTTCGACCCCTCCGGCCAGCCGGTCCCTTACGCCCGGCTAGCCGACATGCGTTTCCGGGTAAGCCGGATACCCTGGGTGAGCGGGAACAACGGGACGGGGGAAAACCTTGTGGAGACCTTGACCAACACGTACAAGAGATATGGATTGAAGCCCTATATCTGCAGCACCGGCGTTTTTGACCCCTGCCTTTACGACAGGTCCCTTACGATCCATAACCGTCCATGCGACGCCTATTGGTACCCGGGAGCGTGGAAGCCGGTGCCCAGGCGCGGTGTCGGTGGCCTTGACAGGTACCTCGGGGTGACGACGGACGCCAATTCCTACAAGACATACGCCAGGCTATGCCAGGCCTTGGCCGCGAAATACGGCAGCGCCAAGGTCGATGGCACGGGTCTCTTCTTCCCGGAGGACGAGTCCGCGGAGACGGGGCTTGACCTTATCAGCGGCATCGAGCCGGAGAACGAGCCGGACGCCAACTGGAACGGCTGGGTGGGCTACGAGCGCGCCGAGGAGTACGCCGCCGTCGTGTCCGCCTCGTCGGACGGCCACGCGGGGACGCTCAAGGACGAGGACGGCAGGGCCATCCCCGGCACGAGATACGGGGGCATCCTGCCCATAGCCGGCGGGACGGCGTCGGTGAACCGGGGATACCTGCAACCCGCCATCCTGCGATGGAAGGCCACACGTACGGATGCCTCGATCCCGGTGGCGGCGTTCTCCATGCACATGTACTTCAGCAATATCGGTAACCAGGGCGGCAGCGACGAGGCCGTGCAATACGGCATCACGTTCGAGGAGGCCATGAACAACGACACGGGGGGCGAGCTACCCAAGGTCTGCGCCTTCCGGGACCGTGTGGCCCCGGACAAGGAGGTATGGCTCACCGAGTTCGGATGGGGCGAGTCGGGAGCCCGGGAGACCGCCAGCAAGTACCAGTGCTACTCGCAGGCAGGCAGGCAGGTTGGGAACTGGACCGTCCCGGACCGGCACCGCTCGGATGTCAAGGGGGCCTGGATCATCCGGGCGTGCGTCCAGATGATGGCGATGGGTGTCGATATGGTCAATTATTACTCCACCGAGTGCGAGGGCAACTATTTCGGGGCCGGGAAGTATGACTCCGGGGCCGGGTTCGAGATGTTCCACTGGAACGATTGTACCGACGATACCCCGGGCGCCAGGGTGGAGGCCATCAAGGCCCATGAGTGCACGTATCCGAGGGGAGGTTTCGCCACGACGGGGCTGTTCGGCCAGCTGCTCGGGAACGGGGCCTACCCGATAACCCGCGCCTACTGGTGGATCGCCACGTTCCGCAACCGTTTGAAAGGTTACGTGTATACCGGGATGAGACATGTCGATACGGATAGCCGTATCGTGATCGCCTGTTTCAAGGAAAGGGACGGGGACAGGGGCGCGTACGTGGTTTACCTGAATGACAGCCAGAACACGGGCGTGGAGGGTGTCGGGATACCCGTTCCCGCCGGCGTGTCGTCGTACAGGCATGTCACCGTCCACGTCCCCGAGATCCCTAACCCGGAGGACGTGCCGAACACGCTGGGATGGGACAAGGAACGTACCGGATTGCCGACTTCCCGCAAGGAGAGATATGTCAACGGGGAATGGGTCGTTCAAAACAAGCCATACCACCAAGACCGCCACATGTCTTACACCAAGGTCCCCGCCTCCTATCCGGAGAATCCCGCCGAGGGTGACGAGATTACCATATTGCCCACGGAGGCGGAGAATCCTTATTTTCCGATAGTCGGGCCTGTACAGGCCAAGGCCAGCCCCCATAAGAACACCCTGTCGGCCCAGCAATACGAGCAGGACCGGGAGAACTGGGAGAGCGAGCCGCAATTGGACAATGACGGCAACGTGGTCTGGACCGTCAAGGGAAACCCGATGTACGCGTGGCGGCAGGTGGACGCCGTATGCGACTACATCGATTTCCATCCGGAGGGTATCCGGGGAAGGATGGGCGACGAGAGAACCGGGGAGGTCATCCGGGGCATGATCCGGACGAACGTGTCCGAGTTCCCGGAGTTCTTTTTCTTTGACGCCATACCCGAGCCGGACTACCGGGGCGAGATCACGGACCTCTCTTCCCGTACGGTATCCTCCTCCGCCATCGAGCTGTGGTGGAACAACACCGGCGTGGAGGATACCGGCTATGAGATATTCGTGTCCGGTCTCCCGGAGACGGGGTATACGTTGCTGAAGACGGTCGGCATAGACGTGGAGAACAAGGCCGTGATATCCGGGCTGCTCCCGGATACCACCTACTATTACAAGGTACGTCCCGTCAAGGGTGAAAAGACCGGGACGATGAGCGAGTACGTGTCCGCCAAGACATACCGGGACATCCAGCCGCCGACGGGCTTGCGGGTGGAAAGCCGTACGGCCACGTCCATCGGGCTGGCATGGGATTACGACGCCGGGCAGGTCGCCGATTTCCTCTCCTACGCCATTTATCGGGCTGACGATACGGGGGCGTACGCACAAGTGGGTACGGTTGACGACCAGTCTGTGCAGACCTACGAGGACATGGGACTGGCGGTCGGGCGTGTCTACCGGTACAAGGTACGCGTGTCGGGCTTGAACGGCATCTCCGACTACACGGGGGAGGTCGAGACAAGGACGCTGCTCCCCGAGGAGGTGACACCCGTGATCCGGAACGCCATCACCGACAAGCTCGGCAGCAAGGTGATACTTACCTTCGACCTCCCGATCGGTATTGTCGGCGGCGGGGCCAAGGCTGGCTTCACGCTCACGGAGGACGGGAACCTCCGGATGGTCCTGTCCGTGACAAGGGACGAGGCCAACCACAACAACCTCGTCCTGTCCATCCCGCAGGACTCACTGGCAGACTATGACAAGAAAACCGACATCCGCGTATCCTACAATGGCCTTGGCGGCATCCTGTCGGATTATGGTGTTACGCTGGAGGGATTCAAGGACGTGAGGGTCGCAAACGTGATCGGCAATTTCACGAACATCAACGCCATCTACCAGATCAACCTGTGCTCTGCCGATACCCCCCAAGTAGCTGATTGGAACAACCTGGTAGGCGAGGGTGACGGGCAGACCGCGCTTGTCGGGATCGTCGATACCTATGGGCGCGTCTCCGGCGTGACGGTCACCCGTGTCCATGACGGCTCATCATTTAAATGGGGGCAGAATTATACCGGGGGTTATTGCGAGATCGAGGATATCCCGGCCTCCGTCTATGGCCCGATGTGGGGCGTATCGCACGGGAACACGAGCTCGGAGGCCGTAAGGGCGAGACTGACGTTCTCCGGCCTCGATAACGAGTACAGGTATACGGTCAAGGCATTCGGCGGTACGAGGTATGGCGGCGACATATCCATCAGGATGTGTATAGGCGACGTGTACACGCCTGTCATACGGGAGCTGGGAAACACGAGGGACATGTTGGCGATAGAGGACGTCTCTCCCGTGAACGGCGGGATAAACGTTGATTTCATCAATCCCACGGAGACCGTCACGGCGAATTACTCGAAGGTCGCGTTCGTGATCGTCGAGGAATACAGGTCCAACGACTCCCCGGAGAACACGGACGTATGGCTGCGTGACGCCACGGTCGTGGAGGAGGAGAACGGCGTGGTCAAGTTCCCGGACGTGACCGTCCACCTGAACTGCGTCGGCGCGGCGACCGCCTTCCGGATCGGCGAGACGCAAGACCTCTCCCCCGTGGACTGGACCGACATCGTGGACGATACGCTGGACGTGCCTTACGTCCTGTCCGGGGGGTTCGGGGAGAAGGCGTTATACGTGCAGGTCAGGAACCTGTACAACGAGAGCAATATCCGTGTCATCAACATAGAGTACAAGGACCCTTACGTGCCCCTCGCCCTCAGGAACGTCTACGTGAACAACGACGAGGCGACCACCTACGGCCGGGACGTGACGGTGATGGCCGACAAGGACGGTGTCCCGACCCATTACCGGATATCGGAGTCATCCGACCTGTCCGTCTCCGGATGGGTGGAATGGCCCGGCCCGAGGGTCTCGGAGGTGCCGTATACGTTGTCTGACGGGGCCGGACTCAAGACCGTGTACATGCAGCTGAGGGATGATATCACCGAGTCCACCGTCAAGGTCGATACGATCCAGCTCAAGGTGTTGACGAAGGCCGTGGGAACGATAACGATCCCATTGCCTGACGGTGTCACCGATGCCGGACAGGTCGATATCTCGATCGCCCCGTTGAAGTACAACAAGCGTTTCGCCTTCGGTTACAGTATCGATGACACGTCCATGCAGGCCTATTCCGTGGTGCAGGCGCTGTTCGCCGGCAAGTGGATAGACGACGCGAACTTCTGCCATCTCGGGGCGGACAGGACGACCGGCCATGCCCCGGAACACCCCCTATATTACACGGACGGTCTCGGCACGAGGAGATATTTCGCCGTCGGCAACTATCTCATAACGTTACGCTCCAAGGAGCAATACGGCCACCACCCGCTGGAGGGGAGCGCCGGGGCGTCCAACCCGTACCTGCGTTTCGACGAGCTCAAGGCCATACAGGACTTCGATGGCGAGTGGATGATCCACAACGTGGACGAGACGGTATGGGACAGGACGGACCCGAGATCCATCGCCCGGGGCATGATCGAGGTGAACGACTACATGGAGGCGAACGGCGTTGGCCGGTCCATCATGTCCAGCACGCCGGACGGTAACGAGAACTACCCGGCGGCGGCCCTTGTCTGCGACGATATCAAGGCCATCTGCCGCGAGCGGGGGGCCGGGACCAACCTTGACGTATTGGTGATCAAGGATATCGAGAAGATGCAGACCCCGAGGTACTTCATGGACGACACGTCCGTGGAGAACCTGAGAGGCATACTGGCGAGGACCACCGGCAACAGCGTGCTCGGCCTTTCCGCGCATTGGGGAAGCCTCGGCAGCCACCGTCCGCGCGGGGCGGTCGGCGTGGATGACGGGAACTGGAACAACGTCAGGGAGGTGCTTGAGTACATATACGCCGCCTACGGGGCCGCCGGTACCGACGAGGTATGGTTCGCCAACGACAGCGAGGTATACCAGTACCTGTATCTCAAGAGATACACGTCGATCTCGAAGAGGATCGAGGGTAATGACCTTGTCGTCACGGTGGAGATGCCGAGACTCGATAATTTCAAGTGGTTCGAGACCACGTTGTTGCTGGATATCGAGGCCGGGGCCGCCTCCTCGGACGATGGCGTGTACGGTTTTACATACGGAATGAATAACGGAAAGTTTATGATAAACGTGAACATGATGGACGGCCTCGTCGAGAGGGCCGAGAGATACACCGCCAGGTTCGAGGCCTCGGAGAGCGGGGAGGACATGGATGACGCCCTTTATTTCGTGCAACGGCTCAAGTCGTCCTTGCGGGTGCCGTACATGGCGAGGATCAACGCGTTGATCGCCCCGCCGGTTCTCGTGTCTTTCGCTATCGAGGCCACGGAGACGAGCGATCCGGCCATATCCTGCGCTTACTCGGCGACCGGGAAGGTCACGCGCTACATGATTAGCGAGTCCCCGGATTTCACGGGGGCCGGGTGGCTTGATATCGTCGATAGTCCCATACCGTACCGGTTGTCGAACGTGGAGGGGGATCATACCGTCTATCTCAAGGTGGGGAACGCTTTCGGGGAATCCTCCGTGATGGGCGACTCGATCGCCTACAATCCCCCGGCGTTCGGGCTGGCGGGGATCGTGATCGATGGCGGTGCCGCCAGCACCTCCGACCATACGTTATCCATAGCGTTCAACGTCCTCGGAGTCGACGTGCCGACCATGATGATGCTATCTGAGTCGGCGGATTTCGCGGGTGCGGAATGGCAGGCTTACCGGAACCCGGCCACGTTTACGGTATCCGGTACCGGCAGCAAGACGATATACGCCAAGGTCAGGACGGATACGGGAGAGAGCGGCGTGTCCAGCGCCTCCATCGGGGTGACGGGACTGTCCGCAGTATTGTCCTTCGGGTGGATTTATAGCTCAGGGCTATCCGTGAACTCGTCCTCTTATGACAGCGTGTCGGGAATCACCAAGGTCCGGCTTGATTCCCAGACCTTGGCCGAGATCAACATCTACAATAGGGACGGCAGTACGCTAGGTACTTTCAACGCGTCCGGATTTACCGCAGGGAACTCCTCGTACCAAGGAAACGTCACGGGGGATGATTCCGGCGTGTATCCGGATGACGTGTTGAGAAACATATTGTATAAGCCGAACTCGGTCGAGGCGGGCATCATGGACCTCACCATCCCCGATGGCCGGTATAAGTTCAAGATACTGATCAACACGGTGAGGACGTATGACTTGAGCGAGGCGTCTTACGTGCTTGAGAGCGGCGGTGCCAGCCAGTCATTCCCGTTGAAGACCAGTTACGTGAACAACTTCCATGACCTCTCCGAGCTGGTGGTGGACGTATCTGGCGGGGTCACGCTCACCGTCAAGCCGGGAATGGCGAAGAATGTATTGGTCTTATTGAACGCTATCGAGATTGAGAGACTTTAAGGCAAACATATTAATTTAGACAGTAGCAGACTTGACAACCAAGTCTGCTACTATCTAAAACCCAGAATCAAAATCCATCAACAAAGGATTCGCCTCCTTCAAATCATGTGGCGTATATATATCCGTTATTGATATCGAGGAATGCCTAGCTTGATCACGTACAGACAGGGCATCCACATTTTGGCGAAGCATCATTGTAACTCCGGAATCTTTTAGGGAATAGAACTTATAATCCTTCGGAAACTTTAAATCTCTCATAACATAGGATAACCAATAATCCCTAAACTGTTTCTCGGTTCTTCCACTCTCTCCTGGTTTGAAAGAATCTGAGAAAAGATAATAATTCATCGGATATTGGTAGATTTTCAAATCTATCATCAATTGAATAACCTTTTTATTCAATGTAACCACCGCATCTTTTCGGTTCTTCGATATATCACCACTAACTAAAATCGTTTGATTCTTAAACGATATATCCCTTATTTTCAGCATTGACATCTCTTTAGGGCGAATAAGGCAATAATATTCAATGTAACAGGCTAGCAAGAAATGTTTATTATTCCCCATCAAGTAGTTCCGTAAGCGCTCAAGATCTTTTATAGACAAGACTGTCCTGTTTTTTTGATAATGCCGCTTTCCTAAAACTTGCAAACCCTCGGCCATATTCGTTTTGTGATATCCAGAGCGTACTAGGAATTTACAAAATACACTCAAAACCCTTATGTAGTTATCATGAGTTTTGGCCGTATTGCCGCGATCAATGTATATATGATCCAAAAACTCTTGCAAAAAGCGCTGATCAATCTGGTAAATATACGTAGCCGACTGTTTCAACGACTCATTGTATTTCTTTAGATTCCTGATCTTTGATTGATATTCCACATAAGTAGCTTCTCGGATAATGTCATCATCCAAATATTTTTTCTGTATCCGAAAGAAATGTTCTATGGCATCATCAATAAATACATAAGATAATGCTGATTCCCGCTCAATCCATGGGTTCCAACCTCTTCGAAGTTGTTCCGAAAGACGATTGATCAAATCTTTTGCATAGATCCTCCTCTCTCCTATTTTCGAAATATGATTAAGCTTGATTTTTTTTCGGCGCATCTTTCCCTTTGCTGGATCGAAGGCCATAAATCCGATATACCATTCCACACCGACATATAATTGAGGCGGAGTATAAGCTACGATGCTCAAAACACTCGAACTTTGTTTCCTTTTAGGCATTTTTTTTTAACGTCAATTTTAAATTAAAATCAACGCTAAGACATTTACACTAAAAATCTTACAGACATTTCCTGTCTCAAAATTGTCCCGTTATGTTAAAACGAGGCACTTTGATAACTTATGTCCCATTCCTGTCCCGGGGGTATTAAAACAGTTAAAGGGAAACAGTTGAACATCAACCATTTCCCTTTTTCTAAGTCGGGGTACCAAGATTCGAACTTGGGACCCCCTGCTCCCAAAGCAGGTGCGCTAACCGGACTGCGCTACACCCCGTTTTGCAATTCATAGTGTTTATCTCTGATTGCGGTGCAAAGGTACGCCTTTATTTTAAACTACAAAACTTTTTGGTAACTTTTTTCATGAAAAATATCATTTTCTTGTTGAGTGGATAGAATGGAACTTTGCGTCAGATAGTTCTTATCGTTGGCGTAAATAAATAAAAGGGTTCCATTCTTTATCGTATTAATAATTGGCTTACTGACAGATACAGGCAACGCAGGGCAACCAAAGCTACGTCCTAACCGACCCGAGGAAGCTGCCACAGAAGGATCGGAATAAGAGGCGCCATGAATTACAATCGCCCTTTGCTTAGCCAAATCATTTATTCCTTTTTCCAATCCATTTAGGATAAGCGAATAGCCATTCCGGCCTTGGTACGTATTTTCCGTCAGATAAAATCCTAAAGAGCTTTTATGGGAACCGTTCTCGTTCGAGAAAGAGGTCGCATAATTCCCTCCGCTATTCTTACCGTGAGAAACCAAAGAGGTGTAAAGTATTCTCTTTTGCCGTATATCCAATACAACCATACGCTCCGCCGTAGAAGGTTTAGAGAAATCGATCAATGTAAGGATATCCTTATTTTTCCGATCAATCTTCTCGGAACCTCTAAGCCCCTGCATAAACGCATCGAAACAAACCCATTGATCCAATCGCATCTCCTCATATAATTGGCGCCCCATAACCGCCACAGACGTTGATCCCGTTTCCGGAGATAGGGCACGCAAAACGCCACCGGTTGAAATTGAACCTACAGACAAGACAATAAAAAACAAATACAAGAAAATCCTTCGCATACTCAAAAACAATAACGCCGCAAAGTTATGATTTTTATTCTAATACAAAAACAATCGTCTTATTAACAGGCGCCCAATCGTAAACAAATTGCGCATGCGAAGTCGCGTTTCTCACACACATATGAGACCGTGGTGTCGTTCCCAACGAAGGACTATATTCGATCAACGATTTACGAGGAGCGTTGACCGGTACGCCATGGATATACGCCCCATTCGTAAAACGGTTGGCATAAGGAGCGAATCCGCCAGTCTCCTTGGAACCGTCTACCAAATAGATCATGCGAGACTTTTTTTCTTGTAGAACATACATTCCCAACGGGGTTTCCTGCGCATAAGGAGGACGATGCTGTCCGGTAGTCGCAGGGTTCATGCTACGAACCAACCATTTTGAGCCGACGTGCTCCAAGGTCGCGATATTCTGGTTATGACGATCCACGAAGATCGCCTTATCGAAGACTACCGTATCCCCTATTTGCTTGATATATTTCTTCGGAGCATACCACTCCTCCTCCCCATCATACACGGTTTGTATACGAGCGAATTTAGAATCCTCATCCATCGCCTTGATACGAACCAAGCTACCGTCACGTCCATAGATCTCGGGAATCACGGTATCAGTCAGCAAATAAAGCGGGACGGATTGATAGCGTTCTACACCAAGCGTATCGGAAACCCTCTTATAGGCATCTCTCTTGAAGACTTTTACAAGAGGAGCCTCTCCATTCCTGTTTTTATAGTTCTGCAAGATCGCCCATTGAGACGGCTCCTTTTGGATCGACTCCAATAAGGATAATCTTTCTTTCATTTTCTCCCACTGGAACTCCCGTGTCGTATCTTTATAGGGGTAAGTATCTTCTAAAGTATGCTTATCGTAAAGCAGCTCTTTCTCTATTTCGATATGGGGAGGCAAAGTCTCCATGATCACAGCGGAATCCTTCGATATAGAATCCACAGGAGTTAAGACCTCGGTTTGAGCAGGCTCGGTCCTCGGCGTACAATAACTTAGCGTACAAAGGCTCGATATCAAAAGTATAAAAACTGTTCTCGTCATCATTATTACCCGGGATTTATTTGAATATCGTAAATATACGATTTTTTCCAAATAACAGGTAATCTTATCATCTTGTTTACAAAGTAACCGCGCCAAATGACAGAGCTATCCTATATTCATCCTATAATCCATTTACTGCCCGGTATTAATGAGATAATCTTTGTCGTCACATAACAGCAGATAAATGTACTTACCGCAATACATGGTATGGCGGCGACAGTAGGCAAGGCTAAGTCGTGCTTAAACACCGTTACCCACAATCCGAGCCAAAATATATGCATAAGGTACATACCGTAGCTGAGTTTAGACATCTCTGTTATGAGTCGTGGAGATTTCGAATTGCCTATGCAAGTAAAAGCGAGGAACGTACCCGCCGTAAGAAGCACACAGTTAATCGTACAGA